GGTTATCTCCCGTCGTCTACGTTATACTGTAGAACGCTAACCGTAGTCCCTTTAGGGTATGTGGACAGAAGCTCTATAGTTGTCGGAGAGGTCACACTGAAATCAAGTTCGAAGGAACCTTCTATGTACAACGAAGGCATGTTATTAACATCTTCATCAACCTCAATATTCTTAAGGGTAATCTCTGTCTGGTCATCAGAGGTGGTTTGCACCGATTCAAACTCTTTCGTAATTTTGATGTTGGTGATAATCTTTTCAGACATCATTTACCTCCTAGGTAACTTTCACATTGATGTATGAGGTAGCAGACCTTGGAATCTCATCAAAGTTTGAATTGATATTACCTGTTGACTTAGGCGACGGAGAGGTTCCAATAAACATGCTCTCTATTTCGTGGTTGTGAACACTGTTAATGGGAGTATACAACCTTGAGTAAATAACCCTGTCACCAATGGAGTATTTGTCATCAATGTAATCAACGATCGCCTGCTTAATATCCTCGTCACCACTTGATGGAAACCCTTCCAGCGCTTTGATCTCTAGGTCAACATAGACGGGAACCTCAACGGGACGGATGAAATTAATATCCTGATTGAATCCCTGGGAGTCCACAATAGTTACTGTCGTGTTTCCGAACGTCTGAATACCCGCCGGTTTGTTTCTCCAGATGATATTAGCAATTTCCAGAGAGCTTCCGCCTTCTGCTACTGTTGTAATAGAATGCTCAGGAAAGCCTCTTTCATTCTCCTCACCTGTATCATTCTCATACACGACCACCTCCTCAATATCTTGAACACCAAGGATGTCGGAATAGATAGCTTCAAGTGTATTGGATGCGCGGGATTCCTTGGACATCTTGAATCTTTCTCTAAGCTCAGCGTCTGTCTCTCCAAGACGTCCTAGGGAAGCCTTTACAGGGTTGTTAACCCCTGTCCAACCCTTTACAGGGGCGGCAACCTTGTTAATCGTTCCGGGAGGCTGGTTGTATTCCCCATCCTCTGTGGACACAGCCGTGGAAACCTTCTCAACGCTTCTAGCCACAAGATGGGGTGATAGCCTGAAATCAACAGACTGGAAGGTATCCTTTGTGCGAAACTGGGCAACCTTATCATCGTCTTCTAAGACATTAGAATTGAAGGTCGATGTACCATCAACAAGGGTTGACAGCTCCCTTGCAATATCAGCCTCTGTATCGCCCGCAGAAGCCGTGTAAGAGACTTTAGAGTCTCCGTAGTACAAGTAGTAGTCTAAACCTGCAACGGCGTCTACAGGCTCTATTTGGAGCCCTGTGATGCCCTCAAGACCAAAGTATACAGAATCCTTTAGAGTATACCTCTGATTGGTGAAAGTGCTCGCCATTGCACTATCATCTGGAAGGAAGGTTTCGTAATCCGCTGTTAGAATAACGGGAGATGTTGTCGGCTTGGGCAAGAATCTTGTAAGACCTGCCAAAGCTGCCAACGCATCTAGAGAAACCCCTGTTGCTTTCTCTGGGGAGAAGCTGCTGTACACTTCCTCTGACGTTTCCCAAAGATCGGTAAGGGATGGGGTAACAACCCTCAATGCCCTTCCCAATACGCTGTTGGTATCTGTGGAGATGGATGATCCATATTGGGATACGGCTTCTTCCTCCATATCCTCTAGAATAGTCCTGAATCTTTTTAAGCTGAATCCTTTTGTACTCACGCCCGACATGGTTATCTCCTTAAAATTTATATGGTGAGTTCAACAGGGACAACCTCTTTTTTATTATCAGAGACGACTCTAAAACTCATTCTGTATTCGCGGGTTGTTTGATCAATGTTAGATGAGAAGGATTCCAGAGATACCACTCCTCTTGTGCTAAGGATCTTATTCTTAAAGATCATATCAATGCTTTCCTTGGCTCTCCTTTTACCGAGGATTGACTGGTAGTAAGGAACGCCTTCACTCTTATCTAAAAACCACTCCCCTTGGTATGTGAGAAGCTTGATGAGGAGCCTTTGCTTGAGGGATTCACTCTCGGTCTTGGTTAATCCAAAATCCCTCTCTTGGAATAACAATTCAATGTCGTGATTATCGTCTAATAGGATGTCCATTATTTTGGCCCTTCTGTTGTTCCGCTGCCAGATTCAATGCCACCGTGGACATGGTTTGCGAGAGATACTCCTGAAGCCTTGACATCGCTGCTTGAGGTGACATCGCCCGTGATATCCATAGACCCCGAGATAGACGCTGTAGAGCCTCCTGCCACGCCGCTGCCAACAAGTCCAGACGTGTATGTAAACACCCCTTGCACAAGCATGTCTCCCGTCACCGTTGTGGTTGGGGAATCAATCGTCATGGACGATGAAGCGTTAATAGCGGCTGTTTCAGAATTCACAACAGAGTCTTTGCAATTAACCGTAACGGTCTTGGGAGAGTTAATAGTAATGTCACCGGAAGACCCCAACCTGACCTCACACTCGCTACCTGATCCAATGTTGGTAGACATCACGGTATCATCTACAGAGTGCTCTAGCGAGCGCTTAGAGGGGTTGTTGACGGCTGCATCAAAGGTGTACAGTCCGGGGATTGCCATCGCATCCTGTTTACTATACTTTCCGAGATTTAGAGGCCTGTGGCTATCCCCAGCTCCTAGTTTAAACCTTTCAATGCTTCTTTGGGAGAATACACACAACACTGTATCCCCTTCTGAGACAGGGAATGAAAACTGCGCAGTACTCGAACCGGGGAACATCAGAGGGACACCTAAGATTGCTGCGTGAGGTCTCAAGCTTCCATCAGGTTTTACAACATCTACAACAGGCCGTACATCAACACGCTGGGTTGCTAGGTTAATATCTCCAACAACTCTACAAGGGATGGCTGTGAACATCCTGTTGACATGGTTATTTATGTACTGTCTTAAAAGACCTTCCATCCCTGAATCTTGCATTTGTAATACCCCTCCTAAATGTTATAGATTAACCCCCTCAAACCTCTCAAACCTCCCTTGCATTGATCTTGGAACAGGTGCAATTTATATTCCACTCTCCTCCTCTCCAATCACCAGCATAATCTACATTGTCCACCCTGTATATTCCTGTGACTATTGAGCTTTTCAATGACACTGCCATGCCCGGCTTTATCGAGGGATTCAAGAGGGCTTTGAATTTGACGCCATCAAACCTCTCAGGGTCTTCTTTCTGCATCTCTCCCTTGTCTGCAACAAAGCTGGGAGTTCCTATAAGCCCTGTTTCAGCGGTGATAACAAATGCTCTTTGGACTGAGTTGGGGGCTTGGAACTTATCAAAATCACTCACGAAGATTTTGTGATCGTCAATCTGATAGTAGAAATCATAAGCGTGTGCTAGGTCTGATATGATGGACTTCACAGTCCCTTCTGCTGTATACCCAAACGCCATTACCTCAGAAAGCCTCTCACTATTGAATGACGCCTTCTCAATAGTGCTCGTCTCTTCTATAAGATACTCTATAACATCACGGGGCGTTGATCCTGACGGGAATGTTTTTGAGATATCGGACTTGTAAATAATTCCTTCCCCCGGAATACATTCCAATGTTGTAATACGATCCAATCTCCCCGTCTTTCCATTGGTTTTCACCTCTTTGATGATCCCCCTGAAAAGGGTCTTGTTAACACCATCCCAACCTACATTCAAGATGACGGCGCTCTCTGGCTTTTGGAGGTAGTTAACAGAATCTTCTGACAGGTTGTAAAGGTTTATCTCACATGTATTAGAAGACTTCTTGTTATCCACACTCTTCTTAATCCAAAATGATATCTGGAGCCCTGTGTCTTCCTTTTCATTTCCCTCTATCCTAAGACCTTTTCCAGAGCCAACCTCCCCAATTATAAGCTCGTAAGTCCTGTTAAACTGAAGAACGTTCATAGGTTGGCCTTTTTATCATATGGAAAAAACATAAGATAATGTGTCTCGTATATATGTCTGTTGTCAGGAACTTCCAAACCGATATGTCCAGATGTCTCAATAGGCAATAAGTAGAAGTCCCCTCCTAATGATGGAAGGGCATACTGATCCACCAATCCGTACAAAGGTACGAGAGGTGTTGAAAGCAGTATAGGATTCTCTTCAGCATCCAAAATGTCCATGAAGTATTTATCCGACCTACTATTATACCTAAACCTCAGTGTATGAGTTTCCTGCTTGATCCCTATTGTATAGCTGTAGAACGCGTTGTCATACAGAGGGCAATTTATTACTTCCATGTTCAATCCCCCAAGAGTGCTTTTATTTTATCGACAATCCCAGAGCTGGCATCGAATCCAATTTCTCTGAACGTGTCTCCCATGACTTCAATATGCCTCTTATTTTCATTGACAGGGTTGTCTCCCATGTCCGTTTCTTCGGATGTCTCGTCCCCTATCTCTCCATTAGCTTCGCCACCATCGCCATCGCCAGATGCTGATGCGGTGTTTGTGATCTCAATATCAGACTCTTTGATATATGCTTTCTTGACCTGATTAAGAGTTAGATCAAAAGCCAGAGAATCACCCGTCCCTACTTCCTCCTTATCACTATAATTCAGGATGTAGCAATTCTCATATTGTCGTGTTGAGATGTATCTGCCTGTCCTGATATCAAAGTCATAATCAAGAAGGGTTATCCCCTCTGCTTTCTCCCAAGCCTGCTCAAGCCTTTCTCTGGCAACTTGATGGGAATACCCCCTGAATTCATCTAAGGTTACAATATCTGTATTCGACGAACCAACAACCTGTCCCAGTATTCCGGGGAGGAAATCCATCAGGCTTGGCAAACTCTCCACATGAGCCTCTTCAACAGGGGTGTTATATTCCCTATCAACCGTATCTGAAAACTCATAGGGTCGTGTAAAAGGGTTGTGGAAGTCGGCGGAGGAAATGACACCTTTTATAACAAATCTCGGATTGCTCTTTGATACGTGATCCGAAACAACTCCAGAGGCGTCTACAGGGTGGCTTGTGATGTTGTTACTTCTCTCCTTATTGTAGTTGATAACAGCATCCAAATATAGAACACTGTCATCCTCAAACATTAATGCCAGTGCCATATAATGCACCTCCCTTCTTGTACGTGATGGTCATCTCTCGTCAGCGGATTCTTGGACTGAAGCGCTACTTGTCATTCTTTGGATTGTCCGAAGAACTTCATCTGAAATTTCTTTGGAGTTCTCTCCTTC